ATGATGCAAATATTATATGCTTGCGCGGATTTCTTAAAAATACCGTTTACTTTTTTGGGTTTTAGGGTTTCACTTTTCGCTTTTATACTGTTTGACATTGTGGCTTTTTTGCTTATTTGGGTTGTTTTTGAAGTATTTAATAGTTAGAAATTTCTATTGTTACTTTTTGATTGTGGTTATTATCCGGGTTGTCTTTTTTATATTCGTTTCCCAGTTTTAACATACCTATGATAGCTATTATGGCAAATGCTATGGAAATAATGACAGCTAAAGATAATACCATTTTTCCAAATAATTCTAAAAAGGCTTTTATTGCTTTCATTGTGTTGTTCCTTTCTTTTGTTTGATGTTGTTTATTATACAGGAAAGGATTGAAAAAATAAAGAGGTGTTTATATGTCTCTGTGGTCGTTACTGCTCCCTGATAAATGGGATTTACTTGTAATATTGTTTCACTTGGTTGTTGCTATGCTATCAGCAGTGATATGTTTACTACTTGCTGGTATAGTGATTTTGATCGGAAAGGTTGTGAGATGCGTATATGTTTCAGTTAGATAGAATTTCTTATGTGATTTTATTATGTTTATTAATGATTATTTGTTTGTCTATTTATTTTCTTTTTCATGATTGTGATGATTGAGGTGCGTATATGGATGATTTAATAAATTTTTTAGTGGAGTTTCATGATGAAAGACCTTTTGTTTTTTGGTGGTGGCTTTTCATGGTTATTTTGGCTTTATTTTTCTTTATTGTAGGAATTTTTGGAGGTAAATAAAATGAATGGATTCGATTTGAACACTTTTGGATTTTTTACGCAGTCTATTCCGGCTGCTGATTTTACTTGGGATATGGTCTGTGATTTTGCTTTAAAATGTTACAACTTGTTTCTGCTGTATTTCTATTTTTGCGTGGCAAAGTTTGCGATTCAGACTGTACAGCGTTGTTGTCGTCGTTTTTCCAAGTTAGGTAAATTCTAGGAGGTGTAAAGATGGATGCAATCAGTCAGTTATTACAGAGTTCAGGCACTATGCAGCTTGATGCAGGCTTTTTGTGTAATCTGCTTGCTTTCTGTGTTGTTTTTGAAGCCGTTTCCGTTGCTATTGGTCATTTTGCTAATTTTGGCAGATAAGGAGTTGATGAAATGCGTATTATTATTTTGCTGTGCCTGTTTGGCTTTATATTTTTTGCTTGTGTTTGTATTTCTTTCGGATATCGATTGTTAAGCAAGCTGCAGGATATTCAGGATGATCTTGCAGCTTTGGAAGATCTGAATAATGAACAGCATTCTATACTGGAAGATAAAATTATATCATCCGGGAAGAAGTCAGAAGAAACTGCACAGGCATATGATGATCTGACGCAGGACGTTGTAAAGCTTATGTTTGGACAAGGAAAGGAATAGGATATGACAGCTTTTATTATTTTGCTTTGCGTGATCCTGCTATGTGTGAAGCTGACACGCTGTATTATTTTTAACCTGCATAACATAGCGATCTATTCCATTCGGGACCTGATTGAATACATACGTAAAAAGAAATGGAAATATTTTCAAGCGTTCGGAATTGATATGTTTGTTGGTATGTTCGGCAAGGGTAAGACGCTTTCGATGGTACACCGTGCAAGATCGTTGTACAAGAAATATGGCGATACTTTGGTATTTTACAGCAATTTCAAACTGGAAGATATCCCATATATACCGCTTATCAATTTTAACCAGCTTGTAGATCTAGGTAATGAAATGCCGGAAGGTGTACAAGGTTATGTTGTTCTGATTGATGAAATTTCTTCTGTGCTCTCCCATCGGAATTATGCTTCTTTTCCGCTGGAGCTTATCGGATTACTCTGCCAGCAGAGAAAGAAACATGTGTATATCATGTGTACAGCGCAGCGTTTCTTTATGGTTGATAAAATTTGGCGCAGCATTACAACCAATGTAATTGATTGTAACAAATATTGGCGTTTTGCTCATGCATCTTATTATGACGCATGGGATTATGAAAATGCTATGAACACCCAGCTAATCAAACGCTATTATCATAGCTGGTGGTTCGTGAAAAATTCGGATTATAATGGCTATGATACATCGGAAATGATAAGCAAGACCTCTGCACATGATTTTATTTCAAATGAAGAGGCTATTGTGCGCAAAGGTTTAGACAGTCAGGTAAATGAACTGGCGGTAAAGAATCACGCACGCAGCAGAAAGAAAGCATTGAAGAAAAAATAGAGGTAATAAATATGGATATTGAAAAAAGGAATGATATTGTATTTGGAATGTTTGACTTGGGACAGGATGTCGATGGTATGGCTATTGGTTCTTTTGACTATATCAAGAAGGATATTATGGATATTAAAACATCTTATATTCGGCTTGGTTTTCATTTGGCAGAATGTAAGACGTGTAAATATTATGAGAAGTTTGGTTATGTAGATTTTAATGAATTTGTTTTTAACAATTTTGGATTGGATAAGTCTGCTTTGTCTCGTATTTTGGCTGTATATGACAGATTTTGCATGAGGAATAATAGTGGCACTCGTACTATGTTTTTAGATGATAAGTATGTTGGTTATAGTTATTCCCAGCTATGTGAAATGTTACCATTATCCAATAAAGAAATTTACGGAATCAATAGTAATATGACTGTGTCCCAGATCCGGGAATACAAGAAGAGTTTGAAAACTGGCAGTGTTGATGTAGATCATAGTTGCGACGTCGCAACCGATGAAAAGGAATTTGATTACAACAAGTTTATAAAGTTGAATGGTGCTGCAGCGGCTAGTTATATAAAAGCCTGTCCTGCGCTTGGTTCGGTTCCAGTAAGTTTATTTGATCGAAATGGTAAACGCTTAGAAGGATCTAACCTTTGGTATGATGTTATTTATTGGGAAAAAGGTGATACACCTCGGTTGTATATTAGGCTAGTTTAGTAGTTTCGGCGCAGCGTTTAGGCTTGCCGTTAGGTGGTGCCGTGTTAGCCTGCCCTGTGGCGTGCGGCTGTTGCCGCCGCCCACGGCGCATGGCGCACAGGCACCCGGTGCATGATGGCAAGCCCGCCGAAGTTCCTAGGGCTAGTATTACCCCTAGGAACTTCTGTTACATGTTACATTTGACCTGTAATCCTTGTAAATACTGGCTTTTCTGTTTGTTACATTGTTGTTACATACTTTTGTTACATTTAACTTCTGTTACATTGTGGGGTGTAATATGATTAGTAATTGTAGAAAATGGCAGCTTACAATTAACAATCCTATAGATCATGGATATGCTCACAAGGATATAATTGATAAGCTTTCAAATATAACAAAATTGAATTACTGGTGTATGTGTGATGAAGTAGGCGAAAATGGTACATATCATACACATGTATTTGTATATCGTGTCAATCAGATGCGTTTTGACATGATTAAAAAACTCTTCCCAGTGGCACATATAGAAGCGGCAAAAGGTACTATTCAGGAAAACCGCGACTATATCCGTAAGGAAGGTAAGTATGCTGATTCTGTCAAAGCGGAAACTAACATAAAAGAAACCTTTGAAGAAAGTGGAGAAGCCCCGGAAGAAAGACAAGGCAGCCGCACCGATTTACAGCAGCTTTACGGAATGATAAAAGACGGTATGTCAACCTATGAGATTCTTGAAACAGATCCAGCGTATATGACACGGTTAGACTTGATAGATCGGACAAGGCAGATCATCAGATACAAAGAATTTGCCGAACGGTACCGGGAAGAAATACAAGTTATTTATCGATATGGTAAATCTGGCACAGGAAAATCAAGATCTATAACACAGAAGTACGGCATTCCAAATGTATATAGAGTTACAGACAATAAGCATCCTTTTGATAGCTATGAAGGACAAGACGTGATTGTCTTTGAAGAATTCTACTCTTCTAATTGGCGGCTGTCTGATATGCTCAACCTGTTAGATATATACCCTCTGAAACTGCCTTGCCGATACAACAATAAACAAGCCTGTTATACCAAGGTATTTATAAACAGTAACCTACCGTTAACTGCTCAATATACTAATCAGCAGAAAGATAACAAAGATGCATGGCAGGCTTTTTGCAGACGTATCCATAAGGTACAGATATACAAAGATAAAGATCAGATAGAGACCTATGATATACAAGATTATTTTAACAACCGTTGGGTATCTGTAGATGATCCTGAGTATAAACAGATGGATTTATTATTTGTTTAAAACAGCAGCTTTCAGTAATAATAGAAAATGTGTGTAATAGTGGTAAAGTACCATTTTAAATAAATGTGGTAAACCCTGTGTATAAATTGTTTATAACTGTTTTTTTAGTTATGAATAATT